GTGCCTACACCAGATGTTTCATCATTTAAAAAATGAGGTGGTAATGGTTTATCAGTAGGAAGACCTTTAGCCTCTAGCTCTTTACGATAACGAACTTCCTCTTCTGCAAGAGCCATAGTAAACTCTTGTTCTGACAAGTTTTGTTGGCGAAGTTGACGTACTCTTTCTTGAGAATTTAGATTTATAGTTTTAAGTATTTTGTCATTAGCAACGGCTACCTCACCTATGATATCATTTAAAAACTTAACATTACCATCTACTTCTCCTTGAGTGCCTATACCAGCATTAGCATAACCTTCTATTACTAAAGCTTTACCTTGGTTGTCCTTTTTACCAGAATGTTTAAACTTAGCTTTATTGATAAGATGTTCAATACCGCCAGACTCTATACGATCTCTAAGATCTCTAGTCCTTTCTATTATATGATTTAAGGCTTGCTTTTTAGTCAAACCTTTTTTATTCATTACAAGCTGTATTAGACCTACTTCGTCATCATCGTAGATTCCGTCGTACTCACCTGTGGTTGCATTTTTAGAGTTGACTGTGCTGATAATTAAGTTGTCTACTTCTCTATCTACGTTTTTTAGGTAGTTATTAGTGCTTACTGTATCGTATTTCTTTAAGACCTCTTCCTTTGCTTTAATAAGCGATGGGTATAATTCTTTAAGAAAATGTCTACGAAGATCTCTGCTCTGTACATTTAAACCTTTAGCCTTAGCATCCATAAAATACTTAGTAACGATATTTTCAATGATATCGTCTGCACCTTCTACAGCTTCCAGCCTTGTTGCTTTGTTAAGTAGATTTCTACCTTGTACTCTATTCTTAAAACCGCTAACTGCAAAATCATTGTAACCTCGTCTAAAGTCATTTGACTCTAGTTGCTCAAGGTCTGGTGCATATCTTGCTTTTAGAAACTCATAGATCTGTGGATCACCCGCAGCCATTTCTCGTAAAGCAGCTTCTTTTTGAGCATCATTCATGTCAAGCTTCTTTTCTTCAAACTCTAGAAACTCGTTCTGTTTAGTCTCGTAAAGGTTCTTAGCAAACTTAAGTGACTCTCGTGCTTCTCTGTTTCTATCGGAAGCTTCTTTAAATCTAGCTACTCCAGTAACAAGTTGATTTAGTTGCCCTAGATTATCAAAAAAGTTATTTGCTTTGAGTGCTTCTATGTCACCAAGTTCTTTAAAAAATCTTTCTTGGTCTGCTATGTTTGCGTCAATCTGTTTGTTGACTGCCTCTTCCATGTTAGCTTCGGTAGAGGCGTAGTTACTAACCGGTAGGTCAGGGATCCTGTCCCTTTCCGTACCGACTAGATTAGAAAATGATGATGTCATGGGAAAATAGTTTTAAGTCCACTACCTATACCAACAATTTGGCTAGCAATTTGTAACGCACCACCAAGCCTGTTTGTTGGAGGTAACATAACTGGTGCACCATACTCTGGTCTAATGCCAAGAGCTTCTCGTGCTGATGCCTGTTTAACTTGGAACACACGTCTAGCACCTTCTTGTGAGTATGCTAAATTACGTCCAAGTACATTTTGTATTGTACTCTCGACTTCTGCATTTTTAGCAAGTAAGCCTTGATATTTTTGTTTACCGAATCGTCTACTACGGCCACCTTCATCTACAGACATTGTAGCAAAGTAAGCTCTGGTAGCATCTTCGACTCTTTTTCTACCTTTTCCTATGGTAGCTACAGCTTGTGCATAAGCATCACTTTGATCTCGTGAAAAACCTATGACATTTTGTTGTTGTGTTCTTTCTAAGGTTGTCTCTCTGTTAAAAAACTTGAGAGCTTCAGACTTATATCGGGCATCTTTAGCAGCAGCTTGTGCTCTAGCTTGTGCCCGTATGCCTGCATTAGCGTCTACGCACACGGCAAAATTCTATAAATGTTATATTGTTCGGCCCATGTTTTAACTTACGTAAAAACTTGAAGCCAAGAAACTTAAGCAGTTTTAAATGTACTGTGTTTCTACTGTCAACTATATTCCAGAGGAGTGGCTCTTCACGGCTATCGACATACCGTTTGGCCTCTCTTGCAAATGTAATTGGATATCGGTGTATATCAGGAGTGCATAGCATCCATATATCACCATCTTGTCCTACTCCGGCCATGCCAGCAGTCTTGCCGTCAGGCACTGTAAAATATACGTAGGAGGGGTTGTGACCCATCAAAGAGGGTAAAAGGGGCGATGGTATCCCATGGCCTTCTTCGACCTCTCTGAGGTCATCTGGACGGAGATTAGAGGCAACCTCAGCAGCAGCCTCCAATGTAAGCGGGTGTATGTAATTAGACACGTTTGTAAAACTTGGGTGAGTAGTCCCCTTCCCATGATACAGAATGAAGTGTAGCTGGGGATGGGTGTGTAGATTTTAATGTAACCTCTACATTTGTATTCCTTTCATATACAGGAACTGTTTTTATAAATTCTGGTAAATAGGGTACGTCACCAGCATCATATTGTGAAAGTAAAGCTGACTCATGTTGTTGAGTAAAAACAGGCTTTCCAACTCGTGTAAGAATTGTTTTGTAAGAACCTACCTTTCCAAAATGAAACTTAAGTCTATGTAGTACAAGAGAAGAGTTTACATCAGCAGTCGCTTTACCACCACCTGTACTAACTGGGTATAGTGTAGGAAACTTAACTTCGTAATCGTAAACATAGCCAACAGTAAAATGAGTCTGTCCGCTAGGTAACGACGTGTTACTCCAGTCACCGGTCAAAGTTAAAGTTGTTCCTGATATAGTTGGTTGAGCATACCTACCCTCACTATCAATGATAGCTAGATTGTAGATAATAGGATTGCTAGAAGTATTAGCAACATCATCTAACCAGACCACATTACTGAAGGTGGTTGTGTTATTTGTACCACTAAAGACACCATCTTTGATAGTAGTATGATTGTCAAGATGTAATAAATAGTTAATCGCATTTTCGTCCGTAGTGCTAGGGTCATCATCAGCTTGAACAAGTTTTAGACTTTGTAAAAAATAATCCTGATCTAAAAAGAAATACTCGTCATCTATAATAAAATGATATATTAAACCTTTGTTAAATTTCCACTTAAACCATGAGGCTTGCTGTCGCTGCTCGGCTACTTGAAAATATTTAAATCCAGTAACAATATTCGAGTTAGTTCGTCCCATAAGAACAATACCGTTTTCTCGGGAGTTAGTGATTAGATCAATATTTTTTTCTAATAATGTAGGTACAATCTTACTAACTTCTACTACGCTAGGCTCACCTTCTCTACGTACATTAGCCATCTCGTTAAGTCGGCTAAACTTACCTGAGTTGTCTATATAAGCAACAGTGGTTCCTAGAGATAGAGGAGGAATATCTTTGTTATAATTAAAGGTAGATACGCTTCGCAACTTTGCTGTGTCAGGGTTGAGAACTGTATCATCAGATGATAACAAAAATTGTTGGTTAGTACTAAATACTAGAAGACCTGTCGTTACCTCTATACCATCGAACAATTCAGATGGAAACATAGATGCCGCAGATATATCAATAGGGTCAGCAGCTGAAACTGTAAGAGCTGTTTCTATAAAGAAGTCAGGTTCTCCTAACGTTCCCGGCCTAGATAATATAACATTTTCACCGGACAGAAGTGCTAATCTATTACGAAAAAACAGTACTTTGTTAATACGCTGACCTTCAAAACTAGGTATTGGGTTTGTAAAGTCGTCACCTACTTCTCTGTTAGCATACGTAAACTGTTTGACAGTAAATGTAGCTATCTGTGTATTAGCATTAAAGGCAGTACGCTGTATAACCAATGGCATGTTAGTAAGAGTCTTAGCTATACCCGGTAGTGCACACTCAGACCATGATCCAGCACCACTTTTATTGTTCTCGCCGTCGAATCGTAAGTAATAGTCATCTTCTTGGGACATACGAGAGTTGGAAATCTTGACAATATACCCATGTTTACATTGATTAGGCAGATTCTGTACGTCGTTTAGAGAACTTTGAAAACATCGCATCAAATCATCTTCAACAACGTTTATAGTAAAAGGATTTGCACTATGTAAATATATACCTGAGCCTATATGTTCAGCTGATATAACTTGATTACCGTTTGAATCTTTTGGTAAAGCATCTATAATACCACCAATAATAGTATCAGTAGTAACAGCTGTATCAGCATCAAAGGGGGTAGGAGTTGGACGTATAAGTCCTGAGTCGTTGCCAGCAGCAGTAATTGTAGCATTAAGTTGAGTTGATTCGATTTCGTCTATACGTATACTATAGTTATAATTAGTTGAGGCAGAGTCCAACGTTACAGTAACTTCGTCACCAGTAGTCCACCCCTCTCCACCATGTAGTAATACAACCTCTCTGTTGTAGCTACATCTGTAGTTACTACCGCCGGGGCCGGCATTTTGAGCAGAATAATTAGGGCTTACACCTTGCTGACCTAGAGTATTAATTCTAAATATTAAATTATCTTTACCAGATGTATATGGTTGGCCAACAACTTCTGTAAAAGTATGAGTGTTATTGGTGCCGTTACCCATTATCTGTATATAATTACCAGCCGCTGCCGCAGCTGCGGTGCTAGCTAGCCTAAAATAAGTAGTCGTTGCGTTTGCAGACCCATCGCCTATATCATAAGGAACAATATAATATGTAGCGTCGGGTGGTAAATTTTGTATACCAGAGTGTCCTCCGGTATCCTGTCCCGGAATGGCAGCAGTTGTATACGTAACAGCAGTGCCTGCCGGTAAACCAGTACCTATCAAGCTTCCGTAGGTAATAATATCAAGAGCCGTGTTGGTAATTGTATCATTACTACTCAAGGTAAAGGATAGTCTGGGTTTGTTAACTGATACAATAGTAGGGTCAGTATAGGAGCTAGCAGCTGTCACCGAGAATACTTGTGTACCAATTCCGGGGCAGTGACCTGTGCCATCACTTTCATCTAAGGTATCACTTGCTATTGAAACACGTGTAGCTCTGGTAAGTGTTGTAACGTGTGCACTATTATTAAGATCTATGCCATACTGCCTACCATTCTCTGTACGTAGTAGTTCTATAAAACCGAAGTGAGTATGTGGCCTAGCGTCTGTAGTTCCAGTTGTTCCAATAGTTGTAACAGTTCGAGCATTACCAGCTGATATGCCTGATGGAGTACCACCACCGTCTATCTCTGCTTGAGTATAGTTACTACTATCTCTGTTGGTGACAAAAGTGGTGTCATTAATTGTTAAAAATTGTAAGTTCTCTGGTGTAGCTGTTTGTAGATAATTTTGTATAGCTGTCTGTCCACCTGTGCCATAAGCTGTAGTCTGTAACTCACCTGTCTTACAACTCCATACTCGAACCTGACCGTCAGATGCTATCTGTCCTATGTAAGATCCCTCTTGCTCATCACGAAAATAGTGAAACCAAGAGCCTCCACTTTGTACACTTGCTAGGGGTGTATCTTTTACCCTGTCAGATCCGGGTCTTTTAAATAAACCTCTTGTTATATCAGGAATACCATTTACTAAGTCAGTTACTTGACCGGGAAATTTTAGCTGGTCAGGCTGTTCAGATATACCACCTACAAAACTTGGTATGGTTTGTGTTATGCCTGCCATTATCTTCTAAGGTTTCTCCATGGTTGATAAGTTTGATAAGATGATCCTTCTTCAAATCCTAACATATTATGATCTCCTTGGTTACACTCGTATTCCATAAGTGCCGCTCTTGATAAAGCTTCTTGTTGAGCGAGAAGTTTAACCAGTTGAGGATTTGCTACAAGTTGAGTAGCTGCCACACGTGATGCTCTGTATGTTATATAACGTCTAAATACGATAGGTAAAGATTCAAAAGGTCTAAGATAGAGTACATCTAGATCAAGAGCTGAGTCAAATTCATTTGTATGTTTTATTTTATCATATACAAATCCGTTCTCATCTCTGACTAAATCCATGGTACGTTTAGCTTGATCGCCATGTAAGTCCAAGGATAATATATCACTACCGTATACTATATGCTTATTTCCATCAGGAGGAAATTCTACGTGTAGCTCGGTATTAAAGTGCCAGCCTTCTGCCTGCGTATCTACGTTAGCGTCACGAAGTAAATTAAATATAAATGCAACTTCTGGGTTGTCATATGCTTCGACATTATCAGTCTCGCTGACAGTGCCGAGAGTAGTTATAGGTGCTTGTCCGATAGCCCCCAGTATTGAGTTAACTGCGGATAGTTCGGTATCGAGGTCAATAGTTGTGGTTGCCATAAGAAAAAAAGGGAGCCGAAGCTCCCGTATAAAAAAATAAAAATTATGAGAATGTGGTTGTTCCACCAGACCCTGTATTTACAGCGGTACCGGCGATAAGCTCAACAGCAGCAGCTGGATTCAATGAATCAGCTCCCATTGCGAGTCTACCGAGGATTACGTCACCTTGGTATACAACTGAGATATCTCCAGAAGTTACTTGTACTTGTGGGCCGATTGCCTCTACACAAGCAGCAGCTTCTTTTTGGAAGATTAGGCCGCAGCTGTTTGCAAACTCTGTGCTGTTACCGTATGTGTTAACAGTCTTAGTTGCAGATGTGCCAGCTCTTTCGTCTTCCATAGCTTCCCCTACAAAGCTACCTTTGTTTGTTATGTCATCTACACCGGGGTTGGTAGCTCCAGCAGAACCGCCAAGCTTTGTACCGAAATTGCCAAAGAAAGGAATGTTCATTGACTTGTAGATGGTGATACCAGCTATTTCAATGATTCCGTTACCTGACTGTAACGCATCTCCTCTCTCGTTACGGTTGATTAATCCGTTTGATTCTACGTTCTGTATTAGTTCGTAGTACTGTCTTGGGTTTAACACAGCAACTCTACCTTCACCAGACACTCCTTTCTCGTCTAGTGCAGCAGCTGCATCATAGAAAGCGTTGATTAGACTAGCTGGGTCGTAAGCAGCAGAAGCATTAGATGAGCTAGAACCAACTCTGAGCTGTGTTCCACCGGGCTCTATAAAGTTAGCCTTTGTGATTGGTGAAGCGGATCTTGCAGCCTTTGTGATTGCTCTGAAGATCTTTCTGTCATACTTTTCTGCAAGAGCATAACCGATCTTTCTTGAGATCTCGCCACGTAAGTCATAATGAGAAAGTGTCTCATCTAACTCATAGACAAATGCAGAACTGATGAGTAGGTCATCAACTGTCACTGTCTTTTCAGCTACTGGAGGTGCACCATCGGTGTTACCTAGTATGCTGTTGCCGGGTGTGTGGTACTCGGCTGTTGTTCTACCAGTATAGATAAACTGGATAGACCTACCGTTCTGAAGTGTTCTCTTCATAACTAGGTCACGAGCTATCGTGTTCCTTTGGAAGCCTTTGAACATTTCGCCGGAAAACAATTTAAGGTATAACGCCCTCTTGTCTCCAGCACCGTTTGCCTGACCTATCTGCGTTAAAGCAGTTGTCAGTGTGCTATTTTGTTGTGCCATTTCTAAGAATGATATTGTTTTACTTTTCTCAGATCTGAAATTTTTTGGCCATTTTTTTGTGGTCTATCCCACCGTCTAGACGGCTCAAGGTATCCA